ATAATGGCTTTTGAAACATCGCCCCATGAATGTGCTAACTCTTCTGCTAATTTATTTAAGTCAGAAGAATTAATAGCCTGTTGCTTTTGATCTTCTAGAAATTTTTTAGAAAAATCAGCAATGTCTTTGTATCCTTTAGCATCTACCTTAGGAAGTGGCGGTGGTGCCTTTGGTGGTGCCTTTGGTGGTGCCTTTGGCGGTGCTTTTGGTGCACTCGATGTAGGTTTTTGTTTAGCCATTAATTAATTATTTTTTAGAAGCTAATTTAAAAGGATCGTATATACCTGCCTTGGTTTGTGCTACAATCCTGTCAGCTGCCTTTTTTCCATATTGCTTAGCATACGCATCATATGTTTTTTGCCATTGTTGCTTTGCTTTTACAGCTCTTTCTCCAGCCATGTTAATTCTATCAGCAGCTGTCTTAACACCTTTAAGCGCTTCTATATATTCAGGATCTTTATGCAGGCTATCAAAATATTTACCATATTTTGCTTTAACAACTTTATCAATAATAGCAGCTATAATTTTATCAACTACACCTTCTCTCAATTGCTGCTTTACAGCAACATTGTTAATTTCTTCTCTAATAAGATTTTTAAATTCTGAAATTTTCATGAGTATACTATTTTAATAATAAATATCTAATTAATAACTAGTTAGTACCTTTCATGAAAATAGGACCAATTAAGGTCCTATTCCTGGTCTTGCTATTTTTGGCTTATCAACTTTTTTGTTCGTAGTCTTTTTATTAGCAGCTATAATAGCTTCTTCTGTCTTCTTATAATAAAATTTTCGAAGCCATACTGGCATATTATAAATTTCTGTCCAAGTAAATCCTTTCCCGTGATATACTAGATCAAATAGTTGTGCATGCAATATTGGTTTGTCTTTAGGACTTAGGCCAAAAAAAGTTGGTATCAATACCGAATCCCAACGCCTCCTCTTCGTGGTCGCATTCGGTGCAGGCGAATTCTTGTTCAAATTTAATGTCTGGAGATATATCTCTAATATATGTTCTTAATGCTCTAGAATCTATTGCAAATAATTCATTATCCACAAAGTTAGCAACTGCTCTTTTATCAGTGTCGCCATCTATAGATACTATTAAATTTTTCAATCTAGTCGTTAATTCTCTGTCGACAGTTTGATTATTTTTATTAGTTCGTTTTGCTGCGTCTAATTCTTTAGAAATTCTTTTATCGTCTCCAGTTGTCAATAATCTAAAATGTACTGTTCTTTTAGATTGAGGTAACGCAAATTCAAATACTCCCGGAGCAACCATAATTACATCTTCAGGAATGTTAGTTTCAGGTAATTGAGTTAAATCAATATTAATTTTATTTTTTTCTTGGCAATTTGGACATGTAACTTCTACTTGATAATCTTTTCCATATCCTAAAATACGAGAAGATATCATTATTGCATTTTTGTCGCCTATTACTAAATCTTCATATCTAACAGGAGATACAATCATTGACTGCATTAGTTTATCTAATACAATTCCTTGTTTAATTAAATTTTGTGAAGTAAGAATATCTTCTTCTCGAGCTGTCATGTATTTCATTTCTATAGTTCCTTCTCGCAAAGGGTTACCTTCAGGATATACTAATCCTTTAGATGGTAATGAAATTATTTCTGTTGGAAACCCAGAGTTTTTAACCTCCTGGCGTTGCATTTGTTGAATGGCAAGTTCTTTTAACTGCGCATCCGACATTTCTGCATTATCCTTTTTAGGATAATTGTCGTTAACTAATGGCATAACTAATGGTTTATTATTTAATATAAATATATAATTACTGAATTTATTCAGAGTTTAAATCGTTCCTGATTTGCTTGTAAAGTGAATTTCAGCTTTATCTTTTAATCCTGATTTGTTTAGCCATTTACCTAATTCAATATCCATATTAGGTATTGGCTGATTTTCATTTCCTGGTTTAGATAGTTCTGGAATAATTACTTGATTAATGAACATAGTTTCTACTTTGTCATCTAGTAAAGTTGATACCTCAGGAGATAATTTCAATGCATCCCAAAATGGACCTGTTAAATTTTTAAAGTCAGAACCTTTTGGATTTTTCATTTCATCTTTGGATATATTTTTACCTATATTCAAAACTGCTTTAGCGACATCTTTGATATCTGTTATGTTATCATAAGTATCTAATACTGTAGATATAATGGATAATCCAGGAATAAGTGAAACCCCCCATTTACCTGCCGTTTTTAATACTCCAGCAACTTCAGCTTTGTTTTGTTTTCCTTTAATTGCATTTAGTAATTTAGAAACTTCTCCCCACGTAATAGTTTCTTCAGCTTCATTGAGTACTTGCTCTGCTATAGGTTTAAGCTTGATCATTTTCAGGAGCTTCAGTGGTTTTTAACATTCCTTTTATCTTTCCTACTATTTGAGAAAATTCTTGCTCTGTCATTCCAAAAGCAATTGCAATTGCCCCTACTAACGCTGCTCTTTGTGCTGGATTTTTCAATGCCTTTGCTGCATCTGGATCTTGAAGTATCTGTACTAACTTAGGTCGTAGGCTTGAATCTACTGCCTTTACTGCTAGGTTCAAGTTGGCTATGACTCTTTTATCTGTGATTTCATTGCCATCTGGCCCAACTGGAATTACATCTGCTTCTTGAAGTTGTCTTTGTGGAGCAAATTCCTTTAAAAGTTGTTTGAATTTATCTGGATTCATTGTATGTTGCCTTTAATATAAATATCTAATCATGAAAAAAGCCCCTATTTCTAGAGGCTTTCATTTATTTTAGAAATTGTTAATTATCTAATTTTATTTTTAACATGTTCTCAATATCTTTTTTAATAGAGTTATATTCGCTTCTGCTTAATGCGTCGTAATCACTCCAGTCTACTTCACTTTTTATATCTTGTGGCGTAGATGTAGGCTTTAAGTCAAAGCTAACGCCATAGTCATCGTCTAACATGTCGGCTAACTGTTGAAACTTTTTTTGCTTTTGAGACTCTGTAAATGCTGTATATAGCAGCTGTTTTATTTGTTTATCAAGCCCGCCTTCATTTAATACTTTACGAACTTCTTCTTTGATAAGTTGTCTAAATTTTGATACTTTCATTTTAATATTAGAATTTTGTTAAAATAAGCTCATAACGATATTTATAAGCTTTATCTTTGTTGTATTTAGACATACTCTTTGAAGGAACTCCTAAAGTTTTAAGCCTAGATTCAATTTGATCTCTTCTATACTTTTCGTCATGTTTGAAGATTAAACGATCGGGATTTCCCCTTTCACCTTCTTCATAAACTACCAATTGAGCACCGATACCGTAAGGATTCTCTATGAACTTATTTTTTAGTTCGTCAAATGTAGCAGATTCATTAATTACTTTTCTAACCTCTTCTCTGATTAGTTTTTTAAATTCTGATAATTTCATTTTCGTTGGTTTATTTTAATAATAAATATCTTATTTACAAATTTCCATTAAATTTTGTCATAAAAAAATTCCTTATATAAATAAATATAAGGAATTCTTTTGTAACTATAAAATATTATTATGTTATTTTTATAAAAAATATCAACGTATCGTATTTCATACTAAAATTGAAGTATGGCATAGTCATACTTAAGTGTCAATTGTATATTAACAGCGTCCTCAGTCGCCCAATCAAAGTCACCAAAGTTAGCGTCTCCAATATAAGCACCTTTTAGCGTCCATTCTTCAACTTTATCGCCTACTGGTCCTAAAGCATTGAAAGTAATGTCTTTCTTGTAAAAATCAGAATACCCATCACGGCCTGTTACAGATTCATGAGATAAACGAACCCATTCCATTACTGCTTGAGAAGCGGAAGGAACTACTGGATCGTATAAAGTAATTGATACATCATTCCAACGTCCTTTTCCTTTTAATTTTCTTTCTACGTTAATATGGTCTAATACCACATCACCGAAAGTGATGCCCGGGCGATTTGCTGCTTTAATTAAATAAGCAGGAATACCTTCAATGTACATGATAAATCGGTTTGCAACTTTTGGTTCAAAAGCGGTAAACATTATTTCGGTTGGGTCTAATAATTCAGCCATTTTATTTTTATTTTAAAGATTAATATTTCTTTCAATAATAACTATCATTTATATTTATTTTCTTTTAAAAGTATAATGGTTTGTAAAAGATTTATATATTTATTACAGGAATTGAACCCTACGTAGAAAATATGCCTAGACCTAAACAACAAAGACAATTGAAAAAATGTAAAATGTGTGATGTACATTTTGAATATTTACCATCATGGAATAAACGATATTGCAGTAAAAAATGTGCAAATGCAGACCCTGAAGTTAAACAAAAACAGCGTGATGCTTTGCAACTAATATGGGATGAAAAAGGTCATCCTATGACTCACAAAGACATTCAAAAGAAACATAAACTAACAATGACTTTGAAATATGGAGTTGACCATGCGTTGCGTAGCAATGACATTTTATCTAAATCTAAACAAACTAAGTTGAAAAAATATGGAAATGAAAATTTCAATAATTTAGACAAAGTACATGAAACTAAATTGAAAAAATATGGAAACGCTACTTACAATGGACCGGTGAAACGAATGATAACTAAGTACAATGACATATTAATAAAATGGAAACATGTCGTACCTATGTTTACTGAATTAGAGTATAATGGAGTTGATAATACTTCATATTCATTTCAGTGCAATGAATGCTTTAATGTTTTTCATTCATCAATTGACAATGGCATTATTCCAATATGCCGAGTATGCACTCCTACTCAAGTAGTAACTCAATCAAAAGGAGAAAAAGAATTAATAGAGTATATACAATCTCTAGCCCCTAACTGTGTAATTATTGAAAAAGATCGTACAATATTATCAGGAAAAGAATTAGATATTGTGCTACCTGAATATAATATAGCTATTGAATATAATGGATTGTATTGGCATTCTGAAAGTAAATTAAATAGTAAAAAATATCATTTAAACAAATCTAAACAGTCTATCTCTGCAGGTTATGCATTGATTCATATTTTTGATTATCAATGGCATCAAAAACAAGACATTGTTAAATCAATTATATCTACCAAGCTTAAGTGTAATACTACTATCCCGGCCAGAAAATGTATCGTTAAAGAAATTAAATCAAAAGTTAAAAATGATTTTTTAAATAAAACTCATTTACAAGGCTCATGCAATTCCAGAGTGAATTTAGGATTGTATTACAATGACAATTTAGTTGCCGTATGTACTTTAGGACGAGCTCGTTATACTAAACAATATGAGTGGGAGCTTATAAGATTTGCTTCAGAATTGAATTGCACAGTAGTTGGTGGCTTTTCTAAATTGCTATCGTATTTTATTAAAACGTATAATCCAAAAAATATATTTACTTATTGCGATAGAACAATAAGCAATGGAAATGCCTATTTTAAAAGCAATTTTAAATTAATAGGTGTTACTTCATCTAATTATTTTTACTTTAAAGGAGCTAATGTATACTCACGGGAGTTATTTCAAAAACATAAATTACAAAGTAAAATTGCAATATTTGATAATACAATAACTGAGTATGAAAATATGTTAATTAATGGATATGATCGGTATTGGGACTGTGGTAATTATAAATTTTTATATACTCCTTAAAAGGTATCAATTATATTGGCTTTAATACTTATATACATCTACGTATTCAGTCAATCTATTTTATTTAATTTAAATATATAAGTGTCAAAAAACCAAAAAAAAAGCCTCTGTTTCCAAAGGCTTTTTTCTTACTTGTTTATTAATTTTTGTTATAAATTTAATTATTGAGCAAATGCTGCTCCGGTAGGTAAGATGTTGAAATCAATGATAATGAATTCAGCGGTCTTAGCTGGTTGAAGGAATATTTGACCATACATAATATTACGATCGATAATATCTGGAGTGTTATTTGACTCATCCATTACAACTTTAAAGCTATATAAACCTTGGCGTTGTTGTACTGATTCCAAATAAGGATTAGCAATATTTAAGAAACGGTTACGTGTTGCGGCTGTGTTGTTTTCAAATACTAAATACTTAGTAGCTGATGCAATGTATTTCTTAACAGCAATTAATAAACGACGAACATTGATACGATCTAATGCTGAAGGTTTAGCTTGAAGAGTTTTTTGACCCCATACACAAACGCCCTGGCCAGGAAAAGTAGCAATAGGATTAACGCGACCTTCATATAATGTATCTCTCTCAGCGTGAGTTAAACGAGTATAAGCATCTAATACTGTTGATAGCCCTCCACGATTTAAACCTGCAGGTGCGTACCATTCAGCTGCTACTTTATCATTGAATGCTAACACGCCTGGAATTACAATACTCGGAGGTACCCATACTGGTTTGTTAATATTAGCATCTACGATTTTCACCCAAGGGTAGTAAGTAGCAGCATAATTGTTGTCTAAATTTACGACTGCTGAAGTAGCAGCTGCTATATTACCAGTTAATCCAACACAATCAAATACTAAGAAAGTATCTCCTCTATTGATACACATATTAGCAGCATAATCGATTATAGCTGGATGTGAATCTTGAATAACACCTGGAAGAACTAACATATTAATATCTAATTCGTCAGGATTTGACACCGAATCAATAGCGTTAGTATATACTGAATAGTCATTAGCAGTATTACTTGATAAATCATATCCTTGTGTATTTGAAGCTACAATATCAGCTCCTACTAAAATTCTACGGTTAGGCTGAACCCCGTCAGACCCACCCTGGAAAGGGACAATGAACTTACGAGAATCAATTGAAGTAGCAGTAGTTAAATCAATAGCGTTTGACCCTAATGAAGAATCTTCATTACAATTAGATAATAAGAATTTAGTATTTGATCCAACTGTTGCCCCTGTTTTAGGAAGCGGTTTTAAATAATTAATGTTATCTGTAGTTGCAAGATCATAATCAAATCCAAGGTGTTTACGTTTGTTGTAAATGCCATTGATAGTTTGAGCAGTTATAAAAGTTGCTGCTGGGATATTACTAAATGTTGCAGGAATTGGATTATATAAAGCTGCAAATCCAAAAGGAACTAATTCTGGAGAATACACTGATTTTTCTACATTATCATCTACTTCAACATATACGTATTTAGATTTATTTGGGTAATCTCCATAAACTACAACTTTACCTGATACAAATGATTTAAATCTATCTCCAATTACTCTCGCAATATATCTAGAAGAGTTAGGATCTAAATTAACGTTATCAAATGATTCTAAAACGTTAGGACGTAAATCCGAATCTTGGGTTGAATATGGAGAGCCTAATGCATTTAATTTGGTTTGGTCTACAGCACGAATTGTTACTGTAAATGAACCGTACTCTGAACCTGCTATTGTACCTGCTGGTTTGATATTTGAAATAGCAACTTTAGTTTCATAGTTCGAATGAACCCCATCTGCAATAGTGTGTAATTTAAATAAATTTTGATTTGTTCCATTAACTGTTTGAGAAATAAGCCATGGAGTTTCAGCTTCCATATACCCACTACTATAATCAAATGCTGCCGAAGACCCGGATTGTAAATATATTGTACAATTAGGATCTGCTGCTAAAGATGCAGATGCCGCAGCTGTGAACATTGTATATAAATAAGCTGGCGCTGAAGTAGTGTTAGCAGTTTTGCTAAATACTTTAGTTAAGAAGTTTGCATCTGAACTATTCAATGAAGCGCTATATGATGCACTAGCACTCGATAATGCATTAGGAAATGCAGCAGTATCAACAGTATATGAACCAGAAATACTAACTACAAATGAGCCTGATGCATTTGAAGTAATTTTTGATTTTTCAAATAACGGGGTAGTCCCTGCATAGAATCCCGCGGTTTGTGATATAACTTGAGATGGATGAAGTAATGCAATATGTTTACTGCCAAATGACCCAGTCGCTACAACTGCCAATGGTTTGTCTAATATATATCCATCATCATGTAATGTACGAACAATTGTTAATTGTCCTGAGTTTGATAAATACTCCTTAGCTGCGTAAGGTAAGTATAAATTAGGGTTGGTATCACCGAAAATTTGAACGAATTCGCCGTATGAAGTTACTGACGTTGGAATCATCGCAGGGCCTTTAATTGTCGGGCCTACAAATGCAGCTCCAATGCTTGCAATTCCTTGTGGTAAAAACGACGAATCTTTTTCCGCGGTGAATACTCCGGGGCTAACGATTTTTTCTGCCATTGTATTGGTTGGTTAAGATTTTTTGTTTAATTGTGTATTTAAAGATTATTTCTATTAATAAATATAGTTTAATTAACTCAAACTGATGGTATAGTAGTAAATAACCCAGATTCGACGTCGATTTCACCTTCTCCGTATTTTTTAGTAATATACTCAGCAAATTGTTCTTCTTCAATTTGAATATCTAAATATTCTTTAGTAAATTGTTCTTCTAATTTACTTAATCGAGTAACTTGGTCATTTATGATAATTTGTTCAACTTTAAGTTGACCTAACTGTGCTGTTAGCGTTGCGTACTTAGTACGCAAATCTTGAATTTGATTTAATTCTTGATCTAATAATTTAATTGGTAGTGTCATAACTTTATTTATTGATTTTATATAATTATATACTTTTCATATGAAACGTGAATTATATGTAATATTAATAAACGATTATAATTTATTTAACATATATTTTTCCGCGTTTTTAATTTGGTCATCTACACATTCCATTTTTGAAATAATAGAAGTGTTAATTAAGTCTGGATGGCACCACCAATCTTCAAATGAATGCACATCGTCGGGTGCGATATC